CGGGTTATCTCGATGCGCTCAACTTGAATTATCTAAAAATCAAGACGCACCAGGACTACAACTTCACCGAGCCCAAGTGGGAATATGACAAGGAACAACCTGATGCCAAAACCGCGAACACCCGTTGGGTAGGTCAGTTGGTATGCAGCAATAGGAAGGCTCACTGCCGGCACACCGGCCTCACTGAGCCTAACTAAGAGGTGTTAATTAACCGGGTTATGGCCGTCATGAGGCGGCCAACGCCCTCAATTTAAGGAGATTTGTGATGATAACTGGAAATCTTATTCACATGATGCTCGTATCGCAAGAAACCTACTTCGTGGCAGCGCCTTACAACTGCAATGTTGCGGATGTTCTTGCAGTATCTGAAGATACCGGCATGGATGGAGAAACCGTTACGGTAACTGACGGTATTAGTGGTACAGCCATTGGAGTAGCCACATTCGCCACTGACGTAGCAGGTGAACTTGCTGGTTATGTGCCATCGGCTGGAAACCGGGAAGTAGATAAGGGCGACATCATACAGATAGTGACTTCTGAATTTGATCATGCCACTGACAAAGTTCACGTAACGCTCGTTCTCGATCCTTATAGAATAACGCCGGCAACGTAAAGATTAATCATTCAAGACCTTAAATCTAAGGAGACATGTCATGATTACAGGTGACGCGATAGACATGATGTTGTTAGAGAGTGAAACTTACTTCGTAGCAGCTCCGTATGCCTGCCACATTAAGGATGTTCGTGCAATCTCTCAGGACACCGGTATGGCTGATGAAACTGTTGTGGTTAGTAATGGCATTGGTGGAACGACTATCGGTACAGCCACATTCGCTACCGATGTAGCGGGAGAACTCGCTACTTATGTAGCGGCAGATGCAGACCAGGAGATAGCCAAAGATGGCATTATTCAAATCGTAACTTCTGATTTTGATCAGGTTACGGATAAGGTTCACGTAACACTGATACTCGATCCTTATCGGCTGCAAGTATAACGATACGTAGTCTTTCAACGCCTTAAATAAGGAGTGTTAAATGGCTACGTTATCTACACTACAGGAAAAGGTTAAAAAGGCCCTTCTACCAGATATCACTGCATTCGGAACGACGGATATTACCGCATATCTGAATGAAGGGGTAAACCGCATAGCTGCGGGGATAGCCATGTATGAGGGAGTGCTGTCCCCGCCCCTACCTGAACTCCATAAAACTGCAAAGGTGAATACGGTTGTTATAGCCGATGCAACCACGATTGCATTTGTGGACGGGGGCGCGAGTGCGGATACCATCACCGATTCGGATAGTGCCTTTGTGACATCCGGTTTTGCGGCAGGGATGCTTATTCATGTATCCGGATCTTTGAATAATGATGAGTCGTATCATTCTCTAGCTACGGTTGCAGCGGGCACTATTACCCTTGTGAGCACGGATGAGCTCACCGCAGAGAGCGCAGGGGAAGAAGTGACCATAAAATCTCCCTGTGTGGCTCTTCCTTCCGATTATGGCCGTGGACTCTTCTATGTGTCGAGTGGTTCCCAGGATAAACGGATTCAGGTTTTCGATTCCTTTCACAAGCTCTTACGGAAATACCCCCTTCTCGATGAGGACGGCGATGTAGCGGTTGTAGCGGTTAAGGGTGATCTCCTTTACTACCAGCCGATGCCAACTACTGCTGAACCCCTCACGCTTCACTACTACAGGGTTCCAACTGAAATGTCTGCCAGTGATTCCACACCAGACGGCGTACCATCGCACCTCCATGAACGATTATTGGTGAACTACGCCGCGAAGGAAATCCTTGGCATGGTGGAGCAATCCACAAAGGGGAAAACGCTCAGATCCGAGAAATTTGAAGAAAAGTTTCAGAAAGCCATGGGCGACCTCCTGGCTTTTATCGGTCCCGAGGACAAAGAACCCATCTACTACGAGAGTGATGCGGAGGATGGGTATTATTAAAGGAGAAACATAAAATGGCAGCAATATCCTTACCATATAGCGCGGCTGAAGCATTGGTGCAGGTACGGGCGCTTATAGGCGAACCAACTGCGGGTTTTTGGAGTGATGAGGAGTTGAACAACTGGGTGATAGAAGCTGCGGTGGATATTTCCACCAAGACGCTGTGTTACGAGCATAAAAACACGCTGGCCTTAGTTGCGAATCAACTTGAATATACAGACTTTCTCGCGGCTCCTACTACTAACGGGATTGCCCAGGTAGTGAAGGTATATACCTGCATCTATGATGATGGCAGCAATGGCTATCGGGGATTAAACAAGATACACCCTCGCATGATACAGCACCTACCGCAGGCAACCCCAGGTCCTCCCTATTATTACTATCACTTTGGGGGAAAATTAGGGTTTTTCCCTCTTCCTACTGCAATCGAAGCGGCACTTACCGGCCCCATTATCGTGAATTGCTCGCTTGTAGCGGATGCAATTACCGACCTGCCGGATCACTATCAGCAATTCGCTATTGTCTATGCGGCTGCGATGGCACGGTTCAAGGAGCGGAAAAATAGGGAAGCCATGGAGCTCTACACGCAATATATCAACGCCATGAATTTCCATAGGGTTGACCTTTACGAGCGTCCGGTAGACGCCAAGAGCGATATGCAGATACCCGATAGAACGGTTGTAGCGCAATAAAGGAGATATAAAATGTCAGCATTAGATTTATCAGATGGCTATACAGCAGCCGAAGCCCTGCAACAGGTAAGATCACTCCTAAACGAACCCACCGCAAACTACTGGACGGACGATGAACTCAATAAGTGGATTCAAGAAGCCTGCATAGACATCACAACCAAGACCCTGTGCTATGAGAAATCAGGTGATATTACGCTCGTTTCAACGCCTGTGCTTACTTATGGCGCTCTGGATGGCGGTGATTCTATTGACGATATCCTCAAGATTTACGGGGCGGTATATTATGACAGCACCAATGTCTATAGGGGCTTGATGAAAATTCATCCCCGGATAGTTGGCCGTACACAGGAACGGACACCAGGGGAACCTTATTACTATTATATCTTTGGCGATGAACTCGGCATTTTCCCTGTAAGCAATGCTGCGGTAGTAACCGCTACCGGCAAGGTTAAGGTTTTCTACTCCATGGCAGATGAAACTATTACCAATCTGCCCTACTACTATCAACCTCTAGCCATTTATTACGCGGTTGCCATGGCTCGACGCAAGCAGAAGATGGAAGCGGAAGGTAGACAGTGGCTTACCATGTATATCAACTCGATTCATTTCTACCGTGCGGATCTGTATGAGCGGGGTATTGATTCTAAGGAAATGTTTCAGATTCCCGACAGGGCTATAGCAGTAGGATAAAAATGAAATGGCATGTCTATTCACTACAGCATATTTATTGCAGACAATCCGGGCGATACTCAACGAGAAATCGGCTGTACGATGGATTGACGACCAACTCAACAAATGGGTTCAGGAAGCGTCCATAGATATCAGCACGAAAACGGGTTGCTATGAACAAACGCACATCTTTCGGACATCTGAGAATGCCCTAGAATATGATGAACCAGATGGGTGCGTTAAGGTTCTCGGGTGCATGAAAGGAGGATATGATGATCAAAGCGAATGGGTTCAACATTTTGATGATGATTGGCAAGAAGGTGATTGTGTATATGCCAGTGCCACATGGGATGGAAGCAAATGGATAATAGTGCTTAATGGTGGTATCGCTCAAAGCTTAGATGTTAAAACCGGTGCTTCATGGTATAGTGGTTATACTCCCACAAAAATAAGGATTACTTGGAACCATGTATCAAAAATATCCACATATTTTTATGCTTGGCCTGATTGGTTTTCAGATTCTGGTTATGAATCATTAGATGAAATAAATTTAGATACATCAGATGGTGATATTACTCGTCTATGGATATGTGATTTAGATGGTTTGTTTCATCCGCCACAGACCTATAATATTACCAACATTGAATTTTATGAAGAAAATATACTTTCCGACACCGATTACCGGGGCCTCAGTCAAATACATCCCCGCCTTGTAGGGCACCTACCGATTTCGATCACCGATGAGCCTTATCACTGGTATCATCATCATAGCAAGATAGGGATTTATCCCGTTCCCGATGATGAATATATAGTTACCGCCTTTTACTCCAAAGTTACGGAAACCATTACCGACCTTCCATGCTGTATGCGATGGCTTGCGGTGCCCTATACCCTCGCAATGGCGCGACTATCCGAAGGATGGAAAGATGACTTTGAGATGTTCATGGCTATGTATCTCAATAATTTGATGTTTCACAGGGGAGATATCTGCAGGACAAATCTTATGGCAGAGGCAAAGGATAACTTTTTTATTCCAGAAGGCAGATAATTAATGGCTAAGTATGATGAAATAGGCGTTCTTATGGAAGAGATTAAAACCAAGATCTCTGCCGAGATACCTGTAGCTTCCGATAAACAGATAATCGAACAAGTACCTCCTCAGCCTATACTTATCGAAGAATTGCCCTCGGCTCCCGACATGGAGGTAGTTCAAGAACATCCGCTCGCCACAATGTCCCTTGATTCGCTTTATGAAGCACCGAATACAGAGCTGAAAAACGTCTTCATCCCCTTTGACGGCAAATGGCTACCGGACAATGAACCGATCGAGATAGGGGCGAAAAACTTCAAAACCCTTCAGAATTATAGATATGCCGGAGATGAGATCATACACCTTGAGAGCGTTCTGGGGTACTCCAAGATAAACACCACCTCTTTGAGCACCTATAATTACGAGAATATCCGAAACGGCTTTCAACTACGGAGCGAATTCACCAAAAAGACCTACGTGTTGGTACATACCGAGCACGACACAGTGGCGAGCAACTATTCTAAGGTTTATCAAAACCAGACGGCAATCCCGAGCCA